CAGTGAATGGAAGGGGCTAGCGCCTCCCGGTGGATCCGACAATTCATCGCAAGCGCAGGCCCCTTTCGTTTGTCCGAGCTCCAAACCTAGGTCGGCCTCTGAGTCGCCAAACCTAGGCTCGCCTCTGATGGCTCGAGCCGGGTCAGCCGAAATCCGATTCCCCACCTCCCCGACATGTCCTACCGGAATGGTAGGGATTGAGCCCCTCGGCATCAGATTCGCGAGCTCGTCGATCGGCGGCTCTCGAGCTCGTCCCTATGCGGCTCGAGCTCGAGCTCGTCGGCGGCTCTCGAATCAGTCTCGAGCTCGTCGCTAAATCACCCTTGCGCGCGTCCGAGCATCGCGCTACTCTTCCCTTGTCGGATCCACTACAGGAAGGGAGTAGGCGATGTCCACTACGGACAGAGTTAAGAGCCAGACGAAGCGCGCGACTGTCGCGCTGTCGGCTCTCAAGCATGCGACCACCGCGGAAGAGCGGCTCGCAGCAGCACAGGCACTTGAGTCTGCAGCGTGCCAGCTTCGGCGCGCGCTCAAGCAGGAGACGAGCCAGTGAGAGCCCACAGGTACAACTGCGACGGATCTGGAAAGCGTACGAGCCCGACGGGATCCACAGCGTTTCCGGAGGTGCAGTGTCCTAACTGCGACTTCTACGCATCTCCTGTTCGTAAACCATTCGACGAATGGACGATCCGCGCGCATCGTCCCTTGCACGATCCGGAGATGCACAAGGACGAGCCAGTGAGCTCGGCTCGCATCTTCATCGGGCGGAGCCGCACTGGATCATTCTGGCATCTCGTCCCCAAGCCAGGGACAGCGTTCCCAGTGTCCGCATGCGGCACCTGGATCGATCGTCGCACCATGCGCGCGGCTGATGGTCTCCCGGCTCGTCGCTGTACTCGCTGCGCCAAGCAGGAGACGGGCGCATGAGCGGCCAGATTCATGCACTGCTTGTGATCTCGCTGCTGGTTCCCTTCGTCGCGCTCGGGCTCGGCTTGCTCGGGCTCATCTCCTACATCTGCTGGAAGAGCTAGCTATGTATTCCGTCTTCCAAGCAGACGGCTCCGCGCGGCGGAACCGCATCGGACTCGCAGTTTTCGTTCGGACACTGAGAGCCGCTCGCCTCTATTCGCGTCCGGGCGATTTGATCATCGGATGGAGTAACAGCGGAAACCCTCGCTCGCAGTACATCTGTGGCGACGACTGGAAAGTGAGGAAAGCATGACTGACCATAGGCAGGATTCATTCGTCGGTATGGCGTTCCCCGTAGTGAGGGTTCGCTACGCGGGCCCGACCGACTACCGCGGCGCGCGCTACATCGCGACGCTGCGAGGGGTACGCGTCATCGATGGATATGACTACGCGCTAGACGGGCCGCGGAACGCGTACAACGCTGCGCGCGCCTGCTGGGAGAAGTACCGCTCGCAGCCCGCATTCGCGGGAGACGACCAGCAGCGCGTCTTCATCCCTGGTGACCTGGATGCGGACAGTTACGCGTTCACTGTCGTCCCTGCGGGGTTCCTCTCGTGAGCCGCGGTGGAGTCGTCACTATCAGTGCCGACGGAGCGACCGAGCTCGAGCTCGAGACCTGGACGATGCGAGCCCTAGCCGACTATGTCGGCGGGCTCTCGAGCCCGAGCAAGATGCCAGGTTGGGCGTACTCGCTCCCTGCCAAGGAATGCCGAACGGGGAGCAAGCTGCGAGTAGTCACAGACTCGGTCTGCCACGACTGCTACGCAATGAAGGGACGCTACGTCTTCCCCAAGGTGCAGGCCGCTCTCTACCGTCGGCTCGATGCCATTAGCAAGCCGATGTGGGCAGAGGCGATAGCCGAGCTCATCCGCCGGAAGGGAGAGACCTACTTTCGCTGGCATGACTCGGGAGACCTGCAGTCTGTCCAGCACCTCGGCAACATCTGCAGAGTCTGTGAGCTCACTCCCGAGGTGTCTCACTGGCTCCCCACGAGGGAGTACCGAACAGTGTCGGACTACCTCACAGGCGGAGGGGAGATCCCGCCTAACCTCAATGTCAGGATGTCGGCTCACAAGGTCGGGGGAGAGATCCCGCGCTTCCCTCGCCTCCCCGTCACTGTCTCGACAGTGTCCAAGGGAGAGCCGACAGAGGGAGCGCACATCTGCCCGGCTCCCAAGCAAGAGAACAACTGCGGCTCATGCCGCGCCTGCTGGGACCGCTCGGTCCCAGTCGTGGGCTATCACCTCCACTAGGAAAGGAACAGACCATGCTCACGCTAGACCAGATCAAGGCTCTACAGTCGCTCATCGGCTGGGCTCTCGATCAAGATCATGACACTCCCGATTTCGATTTCCTCGGGGAGTCGCTCGAGACCACATCCAACGAGCTCATCTCCACCGCTCTCGCACTGTCGGAAGCCACAACCCGCCGGCAATACCTGACAGCCGCTCGAGACTTGGCTGAGAATCTGCCAGATAGCTTGCCACCGGAAATGACTACCACATCGGACGCGCTCGAATTCGAACGCGTACTGAGGGAACACCTGGAAGCGCTCGAGCTCGAGCGGTCTAAACAGGTGCCCGCGCTATGGCTCGTGCCCGCACCTTGGGATGCTCCCGAGCTCGCGCTCACTGACGTAGGCACGCTAGGGGACGAACCCTGGGACATCCCCTACCAGTTGAGCAGGCTATGCCGCACTGAGCCGACGACTGTTGACGCGGAGCCAATGCTCGGCAGGGTCATGCTGGCAACGGGAGCGCTCTACGCTCGCGGGCTCGGCACGCTGTCCCAGTGCTTGTCTCAAGCGATGACATGGGAGCGCGGATGAGCCCACTAGGAGACCTCGCAGTAGCAGCCGCTGCAGCGGTCGCGGTCATCCGACACCTCAAGCCGAAGGGACCGAAGAACTAGCAGCCGAGCCCTCATAGGTGAGACCTGAGCCCGCGAAAGCGGGCTCTCGTCTTCCCTCCGTCACTGCCGCGCGCTACGCTTGCAGTCGTCACTACCGAGCCGCTCTCGAGCTCGAGCCCGAGCTCGGTAGGGACAGACACACCTAAGCGCTAGCTATCTCCCGAGCCGCTCCCAGCCGAGCGGCTTAGTTGTTCCCCTACGAGCTCATAGGAGAGCCCTGACGACACTGCGAGCCATTCGCCTAGCTACCCCTATGCCGACAGAAGCGCTGCGAGGCTACGAGCTCGCGATCGGCACGAGCTCGCACCCGATTCTCTGGAGCTTGCCAGCACCGAGTGCCAGCACGGGCGAGGTGCCAGCAGCGAGTGCCAGCCGCGCGGCACGGGTGCCGTTTTTTAAGGGTGGCGCAGCGCTTTGACCCCCGCAGGCAGATTTCCGTCTCTTCGAACGAAATCAGTCCGGTCGCGCATGAACACGACGCGCCGAGGATTGGGCAACCAGCACCAGTCGTTTCGCCGCAGATGGAGGCCGATCGTGGATGGGGGATTGGCGACGTGCTGCCTGTGCGGCAAGCCGATCATCCCCGGCGAGCCCTGGGATCTGGATCACACGCCCAACCGGCAGGGCTACCGCGGGGTGGCACATGCGAGGTGCAACCGCTCGGAAGGAGCTCGGCGCGGCAACGCGATGCGCGGACTCCGGAGGTCGAGGAAGTGGTGATGATTCCCGTCACGGCGAGCAGCTACGACTTGATCGTCCCGATCTGTGAGGCGCTCGACCTTGGTGACCCGAACTTGATCCGCAGCATCAAGCTGACGCCGACGAAGGTCGAGGTTGAGTTCTTCAAGCTGAACGCCGACGGTGAGAAGCACGTCGATCTCGAGACGGGCTGGATTGCGACCGAGACGCATGTGATCCCGGTGAGTCCGTGACCGCAGTCGCCCAGCGTGAGTCGACCGATCTGGTCATGCCCCGGATCTGCCATGTGCCGGACGCTGTCGACTGGTCGATCGGTGACCACGCGATCGAGTGGTGCCGCGAGCACACCCTCCGGCTCGATCCCGAGCAGGAGTTCATGCTGCGCTCGATGCTGGGCGTCGACGAGAACGGGCGCTGGCAGTCGTTCGAGTTCGCCTTGTCCGCGCCCCGCCAGAACGGCAAGGGTGAGGTGCTGCTCGCGCGCGAGCTCTACGGGATCTTCGTGCTGGACGAGCGGCTGATCATCCATTCGGCCCACGAGTTCAAGACTTCGGCCCGCCACTTCCAGCGCCTCGAGAAGGCGATCCGCGACAACGACGATCTGCTCGCCAGGATCGAGCGCTCAGAGTTGGGGTCGATGCGTCTGGTCGGCTTCCGCTACTCGCACGGTGACGAGGCGATCACGCTGCAGGACGGGTCGAAGATCGAGTTCCGCACCCGGACGAAGTCGGGCCTGAAGGGTGTCGACGATGTCGCGGTGCTCGTGCTCGACGAAGCGCAGATCCTGAGCGAGTGGGCGCACGGCACGATGGTGCCGACCTTGCGCGCGTCGACCGCCGAGCGAGGGCCCCAGCTGGTCTACGCCGGCAACGCTCCCGACCAGGACAAGGACGACCACGCGATCGTCTGGACGCGGGTGCGCGAGCGCGGCATCGAGGCCGAAGAGGATTCGCTCGTCTACCACGAGTACTCGCTCGACTTCGAGTCACCGGACGAGGTGCCCGAGGAGGTCGCGCGCGACCCGAAGGTGTGGCCGACCGTGAACTGGGCGATGGGCAGGGGCCGGGTGACGGAGAAGCACATGATGAAGGAGATCCGCCTGCTCGGCTGGCGGCAGTTCATCACCGAACTCCTGAACGTGGGCGACTACCCAGACACCGACCTCGTCGGCAACTCGGAGATTTCGCAGGAGAAGTGGATGGCCGGGGAAGATCCCGAGTCGGTGATGGTGGATCCGGTATGCCTCTCGTTCGACGTTTCCCCCGGACGACGGACGACGATCACAGCGGCGGGCCTGAACGAGAAGGGCCGCAAAATGGTCGAGATGGTCCACTGCCGCGCGGGCACGGGCTGGGTGCCGGAACGGATGCAGGAGTTGTGCGAGACGCACGAGGTGATCGAGCTCGTCTGTGACGGCTTCGGTCCCGCGAACGCGATCGCCAACAAGATCGAGGAGCAGACCGGCCTGGACGTGCGCCGCCTGAAGACGGGAGAGTACGCGGACGCCTGCGGGCAGTTCGCGACGGCTGTCGAGGAGGACGACCTCGCCCATCTGGGCCAGGACGAGTTGAACACTTCGGTGCGTGGAGCTCGCACGCGGCCGCTCGTCGACCGCTGGGCGTGGTCGCGCTCGAAGTCGAAGACGGATCCGGGCCCCGTCATCTCCGCCTCGATCGGATTGTGGTCGGCAATGGACAGGGACATCGCGAACAGTGAGGTGATGATCTTCTGATGGTGTTCATCTTCCGGCGCTGGTTCTCCTGGCGTCTTCTCAACCTGGCGCGGATGGTCTACCCCTCCAAGACGACGCAGCGTGTCTGGCAGATCATCGAGGTGCCGCGTCGATTGTCGGAGCAAGAGGCCGACGATCTCGCCGCTCAGGTGGTGAACCTCTGATGGTGAGGGCACTGCTCCTGATCTCTCTCGGCGCTGGACTGGTCGGCGTCGTGGACGTGCTGTGGGGCGGCGTCTGGAAGACGGAGGGCTGGATCGTCGTCTGCCTTAGCTCTCTGGTCGCGGCCCAGGTCGTCGAGAGGATGCGCGCATGAAGCTGCTCGACCGCATCCTCGGTCCGCGCCCTGACGTGGGGCAGCACATCATCACTGCCCTGAGGGAGACAGATCCCTATACGAGTAGCGATCCGCTACTCGGGCGCGATGTCGAGCCGCTCGAGGGCACCAACATGAACCTCTGGGATTCGATCATCCCCAACTTCTGGACGGAGAACGGACTCAACGCCGCAGGCCAGATGTTCTGGCCCGGTAACGGCCTGCTCGCGGAGCGCACCTGGATCTCCAACCGCTGCATCCAGATGAACGCGCAGCAGATCGCTTCGATGCCGCTCCGCTTCGAGGCACCGAACGTCGTCGACGCGACAGAGCCGATGTGGGTCTGCAACCCTGACCCGCTCTTCTACCCGAACGGCGTCTCGGACGCGATCTTCTCTCTCGTCGCTGATATGTACGGCTGGGGGTACGCGCTCGCCTACGTCACACAGCGGTACGCGAACGGCTTCCCGCGCAACTGGACGACGATTCCGGCCCGGATCTGCGAGCCGCTGTGGCGCGACGGCGTGCGCGAGTACAAGATCCTGGGCGGGGACACTCTCGACCCGGCCGACGTGATCCAGATCGACCGCAACCCTGGCGCGCAGGCGACCTTCCAGGCGCACGGCACTCCGACGATTCGCGCCTACGCGCAGCTGGCCTGGGGTCTGCTCGCCGCAGGCAACGCGGCGCTCGAGGTGAACACGGGGGGGATCCCGAAGGTGGCGCTCAAGTCGCAGCGCAAGCTGGACTCCGCGCAGGCCGAAGCGATCCAGACCCAGTGGCAGGCGAGGACTGCTGCACGGTCCGGCGCTCCTCCCGTGCTGCCTCCCGAGCTCGACTTCGAGCAGCTGTCCTTCAACCCGAAGGACCTGTCCCTGCTGGAGAACCAGGACTTCAACGCGGTCGCGCTCGCGGCTGCCTTCGGCATCCCCGCCATCCTGTTGAACCTGACGGTCGGCGGTGGTCGCGGTAACGCGAGCCTGACTTACCAGAACCCAGGGATGCTGGGCGAGATGTGGTGGCGCTTCGAGCTCCGGCCGACCGCGAAGAGGATCGCGGACGCATTTACCTCGCAGGCGCTGCCGTCAGGACAGTGGGTCTGGTTCGACGCGAACGACACGTTCATGCCGCTACATCTCGAGCAGGGCGTCACCGCCGGACCGTTCGCAACTGAGGCTGACGATCCGCAGCGCGCGGATGAGGATGCCCCACAGACGCCGGACGCCCCGCCGACTGCGGGGGCGTCACCGGCCCAACAGAACCAGCCGCCACAGCCGCGGCTGGTCGGACTAGGGAGGAACTAGATGACCGAAGTTGTGGAAGAGGCCAAGGTCGGGCGCGACATCCTCGTCCGCACCTTCGCCGTCCAGGCGCAAGCCGGTGACGGGCGCACCATCAACGTGCGCGTCGTCCCGTTCGACGAGGTGGCGGACGTGGCAGATCCGCCGGACTTCAAGCCGTACAGGGAGCAGTTCATGCCGGGCGCGTTCGCGCGCAACGTGCCGCACGCGCACCGGATCCGGCTTCGCTCCGATCACAACGCGCTGGACGAGAACGGTGGCCGCAAGTCCGGCACGTCTGGCATCGTCGGGACAGGCAAGGCATTGACAGAAACTGCCGGCGGGTATGAGGGCGAGTTCCAGTTCCTCGACACGCCGGACGCGATGACCGCTCGCGAGCTCGTCTTGAACGGCGGCTACGACGGTGTGTCCGCCGAGTTCCTGCCGATCAAGTCGCTCCGCACCAGCGACGGGATCGTGCAGCGTCAGGTCGCGCATCTGGACAGTGTTGCGCTCGCCACCGGGCCCGCCTACTCGAACGCGTCGATCCTGTCGCTGCGCCAGGAACAGATCATGGACGAGTCGATGCAGCCGCCCGCACCGAACAAGGCGCTCCTCGAGCGTTGCGCGGAGCTCGGCATCGATCTCCCCGAGGGGATGGCGATCCTGCTCTCCCGCTCCTACACGGAGATCGCCTGGGACGGTTCGGCTGGCCGCTACGACACGCCTGAGGCGTACTGCTCCGCAGCCGCCATCGACCTGAACCCGAGCGGAGGGGCAAAGACGAAGGACAATTGCCATCTGCCGTACAAGGAGCCGAGCGGCGAGATCAACGTCAACGGCGTCAAGGCCGCGCTGTCGCGGATCGGCCAGGGTTTCCCGAACGACGCCACCCCGGCGCAGCGCGACTCGGCCAGGGCGAAGCTGGAGAAGATCCTCGCTTCGTACAACTCGATGAGTTCATCCACCTGATCCTCTACTCTTGAACCGCTCACAACAGGCGCACCTCGAGCCAACAGGCACCCCGGCACTGACCGGCACCCCTGACATCGACACCCGCCGCGCAATGTCCATGTCAATCAGTACGGAGGTGTAGCAATGGCCGCATCGACCACGCAGGCGGAACGCCGCCTGTCGATGCTGCTCGACGAGCGCGAGGTCGTCACCGAGAAGTGGGAGGCGCTGAACAACGCGATCAACTCCCGCGAGGGTGAGGACAAGGCGCTCACCGAAGTCGAGCAGGAGCACATTCTGAAGTACCGCGAGCGCGTCACCGAGATCGACTCGGAGACGACGACGCTGAC